CGTTGTTGTATGGATCATTTCAGGATAGCCTTCCACCACGATAGCTTCGACCTCCTCGGCTGTTTGGGCGGCATCGATACGGGATAGCAAGCGGTCTGTCACCTTGCCGCATTGCTCCGAATAGTCCGCTATTTCGTCAAGAGCAACCGTTAAGATATTCGAGGCGTAAAGATGACCGCCTACTTCGACTTCTTCCTGTCGGCCACACTTATCCTTCACTTGCAGGGTGTTCGAGACATATGCGTCCTGTTCATCAATATAATAATGATGGATGTCTTTGTCGTAGATTTCCTGCCGTTTGGCATCACGGGCACGCCAAAGCAGTTCTTCCGGTGTCGGTTCTGGTTCCGGAGCGGGCTGCATGTGCCAACACTCCAACGGGGTTGCATCCGGATGTTCGTTGTGGTACTGTTCCTGTTCTTCTGAGAGCGGAAGATAAGCCCCAACCTCATAATCGTCTATATCTGTACTTATGAGATAGGAATCAGGAAGTTTTACTTTCGTTTTCCAAAAATTAATGTCTTTATGAATGTATATCATATTGCTATTCTTAATTGTGATAATATAAACAAATTATACCCTGTCCTCCTTTTCCTCCTTTACGTGACAGACCACCACCTCCTCCGCCACCAGCTCCAATGCCACCATTTCCGCCATTCGTAGGATTGCTTGAGCCTGAATTTCCACCATTTCCACCTGATTCAAGACCTGCCGCCCCACCACCTGCTCCAGACCCATCCGAACCAGATCCGTTCGAGCCTTTCCCCGAAGTTCCACCTCCTCCAAATAGGCCAATAGGAATAAGTACATTGTTATATTTATATCCTGTACCACCTTGATAAGATTGACTATTTCCACCTTTATAACCGCCCATACCATCTGCATTACTTACACTGTTTCCACCGGTCATTCCTGACGATGAATTTCCATTACCCGACATAGATGCGCCTGAACCACCAGCATAACCGTAAGAACCATTCCAATAACCAGGAGAGCCTCCACCATTATTACAAATCGCGATATCGGAAGATGGGTTTTCTACCAACTTTGATAGAATGGTATATATACTGTCTGGTATTTTAGAGCCATTACCAAGCCCTCCTGCTCCCTCACTATTACCTCTTTGCCCTCCAGCACAGATTATCGTATCCCCGTTTATTTCAAGAGTTGTACTATCCCCATCAGTTTGTGCATTTACAGGCTTTGCAATTTTACAAGTCAAAGTTTTCGGTAGCAAAGAGATTTTTATATTACGAGCAAATGCTATTGTTCCAGAAGCTCCACCGCTACCACTGTTTGTGCCACCTCCGCCGCCACCTCCAACGATTAGCAAATCCACAAACTTATATTTTTTCTCTATTATATAATTCTGTTGGATACCTAAAGGACTTACCAGCTTTACCAATTTAGGCACTGTATTATATAGATTACCTGATATCAATCTACGTTTCATCTCTTCCTGTTTTGAATTATACCCTAACTACTATTATCCCGTGTTCTTTCTTCAAGGATACACCTGTTGGTTTCCCGTTCGGTAACGTTACACTTGATTCCTCGGACTGCCAGCCAGAACCATTAGGGACCGGTTGGTCAAAGTCCGACCCGGAACTGTTCAAGATCGACAGATAGAATTCCTGCATTTCCGGTACGCTGGCGATATCGGCAAAGTTGATCGCTTGCGGGGATTTGCTTGTGTATTTGAAGCGAAGGTTATACGGTGATGACGGAAGAGCCGCCAGAGACTCGACATCGACATACTCTTTCAACCTCAAAGAGTCCGATACCTTCGTTTTCTCTTCATTGCTGTAATTATTGTCGGTATGGACATAAGCAGCGTCCTTGACCGTATGGTCGTCATTCTGTAACTGGGATAGCCTTGTCGGAATCGCCTGCTGAACGTTTGTGATGCTCTGGTTCAGCCCGGCGATGATCCCTTGCAACGTCTGTGTGTCCTCTACGTTGGCAAGGAAAGCGATGATCTCGTTAAATGACTCGATGGCACTCGATGCGTCACCCGAAACGAGCGTGTTGACTTGCTGCTGCAAGGCTGTCAGCGCGTTCCTGATTTCCGTGTCGTCGTAGCTTTCCCCGTCCTGTCCTTCGGCTACCACACCCGTATCTTCGTCGCCGATTTTCCAGTGCTTCGTTGCCGGATCGATCGAAGGAACCGGAGCATTGTTTCCCCGAAGGTTCGGGGTGTCAAACTTACCTTCAGCCGTCGTGATCGTCAGGATATAGGTCGTGGCATCATTCGTTTTAACTGTGACCTTCACCTCCTGCATGACGGCCGGCAACTGGGCAAACGTATGAACGCCATCAGCCAGCTTCATGTTGAATTTACCGTTTTCCAAACGTTCAAATAACCAGACTGATGTAGGGTAGACGGTTGCGTTATCGGCCCATTCAGCCGTCGTCAGTTCGATCTGTTGATAAATAAATGCACCTTTCTTACTCATTGCTCAAATATCCTTGTTTTATCGTTCGTACTGATTCATTGTAATAATTGGCTCCTGTCAGATAAACATTACCGGGCAAGGCTGTACCGCCGCCAGATTCCTGCCACGAGGCTTTTCCCCCGGCAAGATCATAAAGCCGGTAGAACACATATTCTCCTTCTTCCGCTACACGTACTTCATCGCCGATACGAAAATTGATGGTTGTACCGTCGGTATTGACATAGCTCAATGTATTTTCGTCCGGGATAGCCTCTAACGTCGGGATCTCCGGTTTGTTCTTGATGTAGTTCTTATTGACAGGATCGGTAACGTTCCAGTCGGGTTGTAGTCCACTGATGACTCCTTCGGCGGCTTCGGCTGCACGATTGGCGCGGTCGGCGGCTGTGTTGGCCTCGCCGGTTGCCTGTTCAGCATCAAGGATAACCTGGGCTGTCATCTGTTCCCGTTGTTCTTCCTGTGCCTGACGGGTTGTTTCGTTTGCCTGGCGGGTTGATTCCGATGTTTCCCGAAGTTGTTCTTCGATGATACGGGCTTTTTCTTTTTCGGCACGGATTGTTTCGGCTGAAATCCGTTCCTGTTCCGTTTGGACTCGTTCCTTTTCCTTGGAAATGCGCTCCTGTTCAGCTGTATCGCGGTCGGTCTCTTGGGCAATACGTCCCTGTTCAGCCTGGTCGCGGAGAGTTTCCGCTTCCTGGCGTTTCGTTTCGGACTGGTTACGCAAGGTTTCGGAGGCGACGCGTTTGGCTTCGTTGTCGGCTCGCTTCGTCTCTTCGGTGAATCGTGCCTGTTCGGCTTCGGATCGGGCGGCCTCGGCGGTGGATCGTTTCGATTCTTCTTCTATCCGGAGAGATTCGGCTGCGTGCCGTTCGTTTTCTTTGGAGATTCGGGTGTTTTCGTCGGCGATTCGTTGAATCTCATTCGCTTCACGAAGTTTTTCCGTTTCCTGGCGTAAATTCTCTATCCGGGCACGTTCGGCTTCGGCTTCTTTACGGGCGGTCTCAGCTTCTATGCGCTTGCTTTCGGCTTCAGAAATAGCGACGTTTATCCCTTCAGCTTTACCGGCTGCCGAGTCAGCACGGGCGGCAGCAGAAAGGGCATTGGTGGCGGCTTTTCCTGCAGCCGAAGCTGCCGCGACTGCATCCTCATACGCCTTCTCGATCTCATCCAATGAAACTTTTACGCTCGTTTTCTTACCGTCAACGATCTGGTAACCCAACGTCCACAGCCCTGAGAAACTGACCGAGGTGGGCAGCTCGCTGATTTTTATTCTTTGTTCCTGTCCTGTCATTGCCTATTTCATATCTATAAAGTTCAGGCCGTCTTCCGTGACAATAAACATGTCATCTTCCGTGGCCAAGAAATAATCGGTTTCAAAGAGTCTGAACGAGGTGAATACCAAGGTCAGATCAAACTGCATCACCATCGGTTCGCCCAGCGTAAGCAGTTTGCAATTGCTCATCTTCTTGTAGTAGCAGGGATAGGACTTGCCAATCTCTTCTACAAAGAGCCTCCGTTCGCCCGGAGCGATCAGGTCGGCAAAAAAACTATCCCAGCACTGCCAAAAGGCATCTTTTCGAATAGTTTTTAAAAAGCATTTAAAAGTGACCTCTTTCGGCTGGAAGACCAAGTGTTCTGCATCGTAGATTTGCCCGTCAATGGAGGCAATCTTGCGCTGCAGGTTCACCTTTGCCGCCGGATTTCGCAGCAGGGCGTTCCGGCTCTCATAGACATACACGCCGTATCTGCCTATCGGTTTACCATCCAGCTTGTAGCGGCTTTCGGGTAACCATACGTCCGGATCACACACACCGGCTGTCGGTCTCACCGGAAGATCCTCGACAAACTTCAAGGTAAAAGAGGTTGCCGATGGATAAACCCGGTTCACGGGGTGGTCGGCAAGGCGCAGCTGCCATTCCCTACCCAAGGAGGGCACGCGGAACGTGTGCTGCCCCTTGTCGGAGAGATAAGCGATCAGGTCGGAAGCCTGCGAGTTGCTATCCGAAAGGAAAGAGATGGCAATCTCTCGCGGCTGCAGCTTCGGGTCGCTCAGATCCACCTCAATGCCATCCTCTTCGGGCCAGTCGTTCCGCTCCGGCTCTTTCATTGCCGGGAAAGCGAGAAGGTCGTTATATCCTCCCCGCGTCACCCGGCAGCCGAAACGGCCAAGCACATTCAGATCATCTATGTATAGGTTGTTGTTCATTGCTTTCTCAGTATTAACCCACGGTTTTCGATATTCTGCAGCGAGCTGCGCGTCTGCCGGATATCCTTCTCGATGGCTTCGAGACGGTCGGTATTGCTTGCTATGCGTTGCAGTAGGGACAATCCCTCTACCAACTGCCCTTGGATGTTCGTCACCCCCTGATTAGTGCGGTCGGCATAGATCAGGAGGGTATAGAAATTGCCGTTCAGTTCGTCGGCACTGTCCTGACTCATCGAGGCTATGTCTTTGGCCGTAGAAGTGCGGTCGATCACGTCGCCGATAGTCGTGCCGGTCACCTGTTCCATCTGCTCCAGCTGCTTGGCTGCATCCTCGATAATCTTGTCATACTGTGCCTTCAGGCTGGCGATGCTTTCAGCGGTCAGCCCGTTTTGCGAGGCGGCGGCAAAGGATTCATACCATTTGCGGAGCGGTTCTTCCAGTGCCTTCATCTTCACCCCCTGCAGCACTGCATCGTTCAGCATCTTTTGGAAGTCGTCGGCAAAGTCCTTGGCAGAGCGTTTGCCCTCGGCAAAGCCCTGCAGGATGGTGTCGGCGATGGCGTTCGTATTCGTTCCGGTGAAAGCCTCCTTCATCTCTTCGTTCAGGTCGTCGATCATTCCGGCGACATCTTCTCCTTCGTCCTTCAGTTTCTGTAGTTGTTCGAAAAGCACTTTTGCTGATTCGGTCAGTTTGTCCTGCGTATAAAGCGATTCCATCTCTTCGTAGGTCTTGCCGGCGAGCGAGTCGTAATCGTTCCAGGTCTTCGCCTTGCGGAACCAAGTGCCATGCTTGTAGTGCGTAGCTGTGATATACTGCTCCTGCTGCAATTTCTCCCACACCTGTTTGTACTCTTTCTCTATCTGACCGGCTTGGTTCTTCAGTTCGAGAGACTGACGGTTGAAGTATTCGAGTGAGGTTTCGCCAATCTGCTGCTGGATGCGTAGCCGTTCGCGTAGGATGGCGTTATACTCCAACTCCTTCATGGCTGTTTCGACCAGATTCAGTTGGTATTCCGCCAATATCTTTTTGTTTTCTTCGACCCTTTTCTTAAAGCTGCCCACGATGCCTGTGATGCCGCCGATGATGCCCGAAGCCCCTCCGATGAGGTCACCGCTCATGATGCGGCCGATCCCGCCTGCCATATCGCCGACGCTGCCCACCAGCTGGGCGACAGTGGCAAGGGAGCTTCCCAACGCTTCGTTGAAGAGCTCGGCAGTTTCAGCAGCCATCGAGATGCCGTCAGCCACTTTATAGCACTCCTCGGCCAAGAGGCTTGCCTGGTCGGCATCCGAAAGTCTGTCCCACTGGTCGATCAGAAGGACTATCCCCTCGCGAGCCTCCTTGATCGGTCGGTTAAGCTCCTTGTCGATCTTCTCCTGCATCTGGTCAAGGTCGCTTGTGTCGAACTTGCCGAACGCCTTTTCCAACACGTTGCGGTTGTCAAACTGCACGTTGACCTTGATTCCTTCGAGTGAGGATTGCAGGGTCTCCATAGCGATCTTTTTCCCGGAAATGATGATCCGGTTCTCCATTTCCGCGACCTTCTCTTCGTATTCCTTGATCTGCTCGGCAAAGGCGGAACGGTCTTTGTCCGTTGTGGCAAGATCGCGCAGCTTCTTCATCTTTGCGATCAATTCGTTATAATAGGCAATCGATCCAAGCGGGGCCGGTTCTTTGCCCACTTTGCCTCCTGTGGAGCCAATGATTGCTTCCAATTTCTTCTTTTCCGCCTCTATTTCCTTGAGGGCCGCTTCATAGTCCTGTTTGTTGGTCAGTTTGTCCAAGGCAGCTTCTTTTGCCGCGATGGATGCTTTGATCGCTCCCACGCTTCCCTGCTCAAGGGTACGGATAGTCTTCAGATTGGCAGTTTCCAAGGATTTGCGCTCCTCTTCGCTGTATTCCAGCCCTCTTTCCAATATTTTGCGGGCTTCGTCGAAGAGGCTGTCTGCTTCTGCCTGAGCCTTCTTTTTCGAAAGGTTCTCACCCGACACATAGGTGGTCTGCCCGAACAGGCCACCCTGTATGGTATAGCTCTGCGTATCAGCCATCCGGTCCACCTCCAACTGCTTGCGGATCGCTTCGTTGTATTTCTCGGTGGCGAGCGTCATCGCGGCGGAGGCACGGGCACGCGCCATCACCGAGGCGACAAACGCCTCCTTGCCTTGGTTGAACAGGTTCTCGGCATCCGTCACCTTGCCGATCGAGACACCTAAGTGCTCGAAGGCAGTGCGGTTCTTTAGGAGGTATTGTTCTTTCGCCTGGATGTTGTCGCCCAGTTTCTCCCATTCGGCAGACATTCTCTGCAGTTGTGTGAGCGTTGTGGAGGATGTTTTGGCGACCGACTCCTGAAACTCCTCGAGCGTTTCCAAGGCATCGGCAAGCGACTGCCGGGCGCCGAACAGACTTTTGGTCCAGGCAGTAATCTCTTTGCCATAAACGGTCAGCAATGTGATACCGACGACGAGGGCCGTCTGCCAGCTGACGATCCCGCCGAGCAGCTGTTTCCAGACCGGCGTGGCCTGCTGTCCGGCCTTGATGGCTGCCTGATACTCCCGGCGAGCCATGTTGATGTTATCGACCAAGATAGGTAAGTTGTTCGAGATGGCGAGAAAGAACATGTTCGCCCCCATGGTGAGCGAGGGCAGCTCACGTGCCACCTGCTGGATCGACATCTGCAGGCTGTTGAAACCGGTTCCGGCCGTACGGCTGTACGCAGACAGACGGGTCTGGGCGGTCTGCAGTTCATTATCCACGCTTTGGATCTGTTCCAAAATATCCTTTCCGGCCGAACCTTCACGGTCCATTTTGGAAAGCCGGGAATAGGCCTCGGTCAGTTGCTGCAACTTGCGTGTCAGGGCGACCACGCTGTCTGACGCCTCCTGTTCGGTGGCCATCTGCTGTTGCAGCTGCTGCATCCCCTGACTGATCACCACTCTTAGGTTGCTCTCCTGCAGCGCCAAGGCTGCTTTTGCCTGCGTATACCCCGAAAGGGTTATGGTCCCGGCCTCAAGCTCCCGGTCCAGCTGTTCCTGCATCGCGGAAAGCGAACGCAGACTGCTGATATTCTCCTGCATCGTCGTGGCGAGCTTGCGGCTCTCGGCGCTCATGGCGTTGTAGGCGGCCGAACTGTCGGCAATCAACTTATTATAGGTTGTTGCCGCTTCGTCGCGCAGCCCCTTGATACCGAGCGTCACTTTATTGACCTCTTTATCGATGTCGCCACGAAATTCAAAGGTGATATATACGGGATCTGTCTGTGCCATTTGTCTCTTTTACTACTTTAATCCGAAAAATTCAAGCTCCTCCTCTTCGCTCTGGAGTACCTCTTCTCTTTCTTTTTTCTTCCGCATCCGTCCCTGGTCGCTGATCATGGTCAAAACGACACACCACGGGATACGGTTCATGATTTCATCATACGTGATTGCCCCCTGCTGCACGAGGGTGTAGATCTGTCCGAACGGGCTATGGGGAGGATCATACTCCTCCTTTAACTCCCGGTCTCTGTCGGCTGGCTCGCCTCCGTCGGCTTCATCAGGTTCAGCGAAGCGACCGATGCGATAATGCTCACAAAAGCCTCGCTCGTGCTCATCAGCACGATGATCTTGGCCAGTTCCGCCAATCCCTGCATCGGCATGTGTTGCCGGATATACCAGGCGAGCGGACGGTTCAGCAATCGTGCCGACCATGTGCCACGCAGCAGACCATAGGCGATGATCCGTGAGGTGGTGACGCCGTGCTTGGCGATCTGTTCCAAGACGCTGCCGAAGTTGCCGTCATGCAGGTGCTGCAGGTCGATATCCATCCGCGTGAAGAGCGATGACATCCGGATAAGGCTGCCCGCCGTGGGTAGCTTCACCCGGATGGGTACCGTCTTGCGCCCGAAGATCCGGAGCAGCCACGGGGCAGGGAGGTTTATCTTGAGCCGCCGGTCCAACAGGGCGTCGGCGGCCATGGCTTCTACCGGGGTCATGCCGTGGGTTCTCCTAATTTGTAGATCTCATAGGCCCCGTCTTCTTCGCTTGCCGAACTCATGGCGGTAGCGGTAATTTCGATCTGGGCGATCTGGTCGGCTGCCAAATTCCAGATAAACCGAGCGAGGATCTTCGCACGGGGGATGTCGATCACTACGTTATATCTGGTAAGGACACGTAGTGCCTTTTCGATCTGCACTACATCGCGTGGCGCTTTAAACTTGTCGACAGTGTATTTCTTGCCTTCGATGGTCACCTCCTGTGCCTTGGCGATGGATCCGCCGAAAACCTCTACCAATACATCGTTATCCCATTCTATGAAGTTGAGTTTGACCTGTTTCAAACCGGTTTCCGAACTCACTGTTTCCACGGGTACTGTCGGCTCTTCTTCCGAGTAAAAGTTGGTTACGGTGTCGGCTTCAGTTGTGAAACTGGCCGTTCCCTTAAAGGTACGTGCCAACTGTTTCATCTCGGTCGGCATGCCGCCTTTAGGGTTCACCTCCCCGAAGAGCGCTTTCTTCAAACCTACCGATGTTGTTTTCTTTTCTGCCATATCTTTCGAATAAATTGGATGATTACCATTAAAATGATTCCTGTTAAAATGCCGCCCGAATACCATTTGAATTTCGTCCAAAACGGTACGAGGGGCGGTTCCTTTGTCTTCTCCGTTTCCGCCAGCCGGTTCTGTGCCCGGCTTAGCTGCTCTTCGAGGGAGAACATCAGTGCCTCCAGGCTGTCGCAACGGGCAGAAGCGATGATGTGCCCGTCCCGGTAAGAGAGGCTGACCGTCGCCCGGCCGTTTTTCTTTGTATATCCGGCTCCGGTGGGGAGCTTACGGAGGCTGTCCGTCGGGACCCGGAGTGTCGCCAGGCTTGGTGGGATTATCACGGGGGTAACGCTGACCCTTCTGTCCCATGCGAGGCTGTCCCGTGCGTGCATAGTAGAATTGTGCTTTGTAGTCTTGCACGAGGCGGCGAGCAGGGCAACGATGGTAAGTAGGACAGCCTTCAATAAGTAACACAACCCTTTCAAGGGCCGACACTCTGTTTTGGATCTGGATGTTTTCATCTTGCAGCGTTTTATAGAGTTCCATCAATTCGTTCATCTGCTCCATGTCATCATCCAGGAGCTCGCGGAACGTCTTTTCACGATCCCTTTTCAGCTCCAGCCTCCGCCGGGGGATGCCGGAAAGCCACTGAAGCAGGATAAGCAATCCACCTCCTGCACCGAGGAAGTCGAAAAGCGCGTCCCATCCCATGGCCTACGCCCCTTTCTTTTTCTTGCGGGTGAAGAGCGAGATCAGCCATTGTATCAGGCCGGTTTCGGCAAACCCGCTTGCCGCGATACCGGCACCGATGCCATACATCAGGGCAATCTGCCAGTCGAGGTCGGCAAGGAAGCCCAAGTCCTGCCACCAGCCGAACATGCAAATCCCGACGCCCAATACCCAGTTGAGCGCCATTGCCACCCATCCCGGCATCGACTTCCAGAAGCCGCGGATCGCTTCGACGATCACCGGTACTCCGGCAACGATAGCCGCCAGCGAGGCGAAAAGGTCCTCGTAGTTTGTTTCCGGCACCCCGTCCGTCACTGTCGCGACGTCTTGTGCCATGAGCGACATCGACAGTGCGAGCATGCCGATGAGCGAAATGAATATCCCGTTGATTCTTTTCATACGTTTACATTTGAATTATTGTTGATACCTATTTTAAAAAGCCATTCTTGTACATCAAAGCTGGGACAGGCTTTTGCCGCCAGCTCGTTGTGCCCAACGATTCGCACGTGGGGAAAACGGCGGTGGAAATCCTTCACGTAAGCCTCCAGAGCTCCCCTTTGTTCAGATGTCCGGGTGTCCCGGGGAGTTTTCCCGTCACGCTCTACACCGCCGACGTACACAATGTGCCGGGCTGTCCGGTTATACCCTTTTGCCCCATTGGTAATCTCCCACGGATCGACCACGTCATCCTCGTTGTTTGCCACCAGCCGTTCCACCGTCCCGTCCAGATGGACCATGTCGGTATAACCGACCTGCTTCCAGCCGCGGCCTCCTTCATTTGGAGGGGCTGTGTGCCAACGGCGGATCTCTTCCGCCGATACTTCACGGCCTGCAGGGGTGGCGGTGCAGTGGATAACCAAGAGTTTCAAGGTGTAAGGCATGGGATCAGGATTTAAACCATTTCTTACCATCATAGCCCAAAGAGGCAGTTTCGCCACCTTTCACATCAATGCCGTCGATGGTCGCTTTCTTGTCAACAGACTTGTTGGCCAGTGTCAACGAAGCCCCGATGATTACCCCGTCACCGGTTACGGAATAGGTGGAATTCTCACTCGGTGTCACTTCTACCGTTTCTACGGGAGTCTTCATCGTAATGGTTGTCCCAGATACAGATGCTTTTGCGGCAACACGGCCATCCAACAGGATGACATCTTCACCCCAAGCAATATTGGTATCAGCTTTCATCAACATCTTGAAGAAATACTTTTCACCGGCGTTCGTCAGTTTGTCGATCTGGATCACATCCATGTCGTCCACCAGGTTGACACCCGCCCACAGGTTGGTATCGTAATCCATACCGCAAACCGTAGCCACGATCAAACCGTCGGGCCAGTTGGCCAGCGGAATGATGCGGATCCCCTTATAACGCTCCACATTCATATCTGTGTAGTTCGCCCCCTTGTTCGGCTGCTGTGTCAACTCTTCGTCGTAAGCATCGAAGTCTGCGATGCTCATCAGGATACGCAAACCCGGATTGCTTCTCAGTGTAACAGGGATAGCATCCTTGACCGCTTTCAGCTTCTTGATCATTGTTGTCTCTTTCGAGGAAACTCTTACCACATCACGGTCGGCCAACATACGGGTTACGATACCGTTGAACAGATGGTCGTCATCTTCACCATACACGCCGTTTACGAAATGGAAGCCCAACTCAAACTTCACCGACTTGGCCAACTCGCGGAGCAGGGCGTTTTGACCTTCCGCCGGAAGTTCGGCAAATACCAAGTTACCTTTCGGCTGCCAGGGACGCCAGATCTGTTCGAAGGTGCGCGGGTTGAAGGTCGTAAAGGCCATGAAATCTACCGGCACCAGTTCACGTTCGTCATAATCGAAGTTGCCCTTGCTGTCCGAATCGGTTGGCATCTCCTTGCGTTTCTGCAGCATCTTGCCGGTACGCAGGCGGGGGATTGAAAACTTCTTGGCCACCTCCGGTACAACGTGGATCAGTCCTTTTTCTACCAGTTCGTTTCCGGTGGCGGCACGGGTAAGCAGCATCTCTAATACCTCACCCGAATAGTTTGTTCCATTAATCTGAATCATATTCTGCAATTATTTTAAATTATCCTGAATTTCTTTCATTCGTTTTTTCCAAGGGCTCTCTTCTTTACCGCCTTTATCCACGATGTCGTCCATCACGCGGCGCACCGGCTTTAGCGATTTCAACGCAGCTTCTCCATTGACAGGATCAGCCTTCAACAAGTTCAGGTAGACCTCCCGTTGCACTTCTTTGATACGTCCGTCTTTCACGGCAGCATCCACCATCGCATTACGGGCAGCCTCGGCCGCATCCGCTTCTTTTTTCTCGAAATCAGCGATACGGGCTTTCAACTCAGTGTTCTCTGTTTCCAGTCCGGAGACTCTGCCCGCTTCGCTTACCAGATGGTCAACATGGGCGACCACCTCTTCATCGTTTGTCTTTGCGGCAAACGACGGTCTTTTTCTTAATTCATCTATCAACATATTATTTGGAGTTAGTCGGTTCTGCAAGATGTCATAAACCTGGCGCGGCGTACTGTCAAGCGGTATCGGATCGGCATCATAAATGCCATCGATCAACCCTTCCGCCAATGCTTCATCTGCCGTAAGCCAATGGTCGTGCCCATCGAAAAACCGTTGTTTGATTTCCTCTTCAGTCTTGTTGGTTCGCTTGGCGTATATATGAGTAAGTGTTTTTTCCAGCGACTCCATTTCTTCGATGTACCGGCGGATATCCTCTTTGCTGCCGTAGCAACCACCCGATACGCCATGGATCATCAGTCGCGCATACCGGCTCATATAAACAGGTTTGCCACAGGAGGCAATCGCACTCGCCATACTTGCCGCTATACCATCCACATAAATTGTAATGTCGGCTGCGGTGTTACGGATCGCATTGAAGATCGCAATACCTGCATATACTTCACCACCCATGCTGTTAATACGAACGTCTATCTTGTTGTAGGAACCCTCGATTTCCATCAACTCGCGCACGATGTCACCGCTACGCACATCCGCATCGTCCCAACTGCCGATAGCGCCATATAGAAGAATACAGGCTGTGCCGTCTTTCGATGCGATCATATTGAAAAACTGTTTTGTCATTTCGCACTTGTTTTGACACAAAATTGAAAGATAAAACAAAGCCTTGCAAATCGTATTTTTATGATAAAACTTTATAAATCAACTATATTAAAATAAAACATCAGCATAAAAAAAGGATTTGCGAACAAGCTGTTTTAGGGGCAATTTTGCTTAAAAAAGAATGTTATGGCAGAACTAACCAATTCACAAAAGAAAGAATATGCCGGGGTGCTCTACCTGCGCGAGAACTTGACGCAACAGGAAATTGCGGAAAAGGTGGGCGTGAGCCGGCGGACTGTGGGCAAATGGATCGCCGACGGTAAATGGGAGGAACTGAAAGCCGGTATAACCATGACGCGCGAACAGCAGATCATGAACCTGCAACGACAGATTGCCGAGGTGAACCGGGTGATCGGTGAACGCCCCGTGGGTGAACGCTATGCAACAACAACCGAGGCGGCCACCATCGCGAAACTGTCAGCTGCGATTGACAAATTGGAGAAAGATGCCGGACTGAAAGACCTCGTGAGCGCCGGAACCCGCTTTTTGGTGTGGCTGCGGGCTGTCGATATCAACAAGGCAAAGGAGTTCGGTGAATTGTGGGACCGTTTTATCCGTAGTGCGATATGATTGCCGAGGAAAGGGAAGCCCTGCGCAGGTGGGAGTCGTTCTATCAGGACCTCATGGCCGACCTGCCTATGGAGCACAAGAACAGGACCGAACTGGAGAAGCATAAGGCTTATCTGGAGGCTCATCCGATCGAGTGGATACAATATTTCTTCCCTGAATACGCACAGAGCCAATTCGCCCCTTTCCATATCCGTGCCATAAATCGGTGCTTGAAACACGACGAATGGTATGAAGTTCTGAGCTGGGCGCGAAGCCTTGCCAAGAGCACGATTGTCATGTTCATTGTATTATTCTTGGTGCTGACCTGGCGCAAACACAATGTAATGATGACCTCTGCCACGCAGGATGCTGCAAAACGACTGTTGGATCCTTACAAAAAGGAACTGGAAAACAATCCGCGTATCCGTGCCTACTATGGCGAACAGGTGGGTATAAACAAATGGACGGAAGAGGAGTTTGTCACCAAGAATGACGCAGCGTTCCGTGCCATCGGCTATGGCAATGCACCCCGTGGTTCGCGCAACAAGCAGTACCGGCCGGATGTGCTGCTGGTCGACGACTTCGACACTGATGAAGCCTGCCGCAATCCTGACCGTGTGAACGATATGTGGAAGTTCTGGGAAAAAGCGGTCTACGGGACTCGCGACCCGGCTGTACCCGTACTGGTGATTTTCTGTGGGAATATCATCGCCAAGGATTGCTGCGTGACCCGTGCCGGAGCGATCGCCGACCATTGGGATATCGTCAATATCCGTGACAAGGAGGGGCGTAGCACCTGGCCGGAGAAAAACAGTGAAGAGGCTATCGATGAAACATTGTCCAAGATCAGTGCATCCGCCCAGCAGACCGAATACTTCAACAACCCGGTAAGTGAGGGGGAAGTCTTTAAGGAACTGACATGGGGTAAAATCCCTCCGCTCAGTAAATTCAAATTTTTAGTGGCTTACGGTGACCCGGCCCCGGGAGAAAACAGATCAAAGAAAAGTTCCACTAAGGCGCTATGGCTCATTGGCGAGCTGGACGGGGTCTATTACGTGATCAAAGGTTTTTTGGATCGTGGACTTAATTCGGATTTCATCGACTGGTATTTCCTGCTTGATGATTATGTGGGAGGGAAAGTTCCGCTCTACTGCTATATAGAAAACAACTCTTTACAAGATCCTTTTTTTAAGCAGGTCTTTATTCCGTTGCTTTCAGATAAGCGCAAGGAGCATGGTAAAAATATATCTATTCTTCCGGATGAAGAGAAGAAGACAGACAAGGCAACCCGTATCGAGGCCAATCTGGAACCGGCCAACCGTGAAGGACGCCTGGTGCTCAATGTGGCGGAAAAGGAAAACCCTCATATGCAGCGGCTCGCCGACCAGTTCCTGTTGTTTACCCTGCAACTGAAGTTTCCCGCCGACGGTCCGGACTGTGTGGAGGGTGGAAAACGAATTATAGATCATAAAATACAGCGTATGGCTCCACCGATGACGATTCCGGCAAGGGCTTTCCGCGCTAAAAACAAATATAGACTATGACGCATTTTATTGACCCTGAAGATTATGATGCTACCGTACATCGCGACATTATAGACTCATTGACCCGTGGCGACAATTCGATCCTGGATATTTGCGAAGACCGGGCCATCGCAGAGATGAAATCATACCTGTCCGCCCGCTATGACGTGGAAAATATTTTCTCCGCCCGTGGAACTGAACGACATCCGTTAGTGCTGATGATGTGCCTTGACATTGCGACCTATCATATTTACTCGGTCGGCAATCCGCAAAAATTAACGAACGGTATCAGACAGAACCGCTACGAGCGTGCCGTCGAATGGATGAAAGGAGTTCAAAAGGGATCAGTCAGTATTAACGGGGCGCCTCTTTTAGAAGATGATCTGCAGCAGTCCCCCTTCTTTTTGAAAAGCAACCCGAAACGATCGACCCGTTTCTGATCTGATTTAAACATGGTGTAAATCGAATTTAAAAGCAATAAAACATGAGCCGAAAAAAGAAGAACAGGCAAATCACCTCAGGAGGCTTTTTCAACCAGCCTGCCGGAGGCAACACTATATTGATAACCCAGGCTGTCAGATGGAATCGCGAGATCGAGCATTTCCAAAAGGCAGTCAACGAAGCCGACCGGATAGATTTCCCTAACCGGGTAAAATTGTACGACCTCTACGAATCCATCCTGATGGATACGCACCTCACCAGCGTGATCGGCAAACGCAAATCGGCCGTACTGTCGGCAAAGATCGAATTCAACCGTAACGGTTCGCCCGATCAGACGATTAATGACATGCTCGAATCACCCTGGTTTTACGAGTTTCTGAACGACCTGCTTGATACCGGTCATTGGGGGTTTTCGCTCTTCCAGTTCCGCAAAGAGAGTGACGGATGGCTCGGATATGATCTGATCCCCCGCAAACACGTGGAGCCGGTCCGACAACTGATCCTCCGGATGCAGACTGATATTCACGGTACCCGATGGGACGATTATGACGATCTGCTGTTCGTGGGTAAACCGCGAGCTTTAGGCGATCTGGTGAAAGATATTCCCTGGGTGCTTTATAAACGGGGGGATGTAGCCGACTGGTCGCAGTTTGCCGAACTGTTCGGTCAACCCATCCGCGAATACACCTACAATGCCGGTGACGACTCACAACGATACAGCCTTATCAATGATATTTTTGATAGCGGGGGGGCTTCTGTTTTTCTGCATCCGGAGGGAAGCAACCTCACACTGCATGATATCGGCAGCAAGAGCGGGACATCTGATCTTTATAAGGGACTGGCACAGTTTTGCAATCAGGAGATCTCAAAACACATCTTAGGCAATACGCTGACCACTGAAGCGGGAGAAAAGGGAACCCAGGCTCTCGGTTCGGTACAAAAGAAAGCGGAAGACCTGCTGCTGGAGCAGGACAAGCGGTTCGTGATGAATGTGCTCAACTATCAGATGACCGACCTGCTGGAGTCGTTCGGCTATCACGTGCGTGGAGGGAAATTCTCGTTTGTCTCACCCAAAAACACCGATCCAAAAAGTCGTGTCGAGATTATCTCGAAGCTCAGCGCTTTGGGTTTGCCTCTCGATCATGGCCAGTTATATGAAGAGTTTGGACTGAACATGCCGAAGGACTACGACCGGCAGATGGCCGAAAAAAGGGAACAGAAAGCAATACCGACAGCAGATCCTCTGCTCCCCGACAATAAATCAAAAAGAACAAAAACAAACGGGGGTAACAAGAAACATACCTTTGCCAACCTGCTGAGCCGTTTTTTCGGAGAGGCCCCCGAAGCGACCGGCAAGGGGGCTTTAGACTGGTGATGAACCAGCTCTACTATGAGTGTGACGAACCGATCATTGATAGCGGTGATGAAGAGGCTTTTGTCTTCAACAACAAAGTGTTGGAGGAGTTGATACGCAATATCTATCTGAAGGAGGTCGATGTGGTGAACGACATTGCCCTTGCCCCCTGGCATGAGTTCTGGCGCAGCTTCAACGAGGCTACCGACAAAGGAATCCGGTTGGCGGGATTCAATGAGGATGACCGTGGATTTTACCGGGAGCTTCGCTACAACAACGGTGTCTTTGCCGCCTTTCGCACCCACCGTCTGCAGAACGACATTGCCCGTCAGCTCTTGGATGAAAAGGGAGAGCTGAAGCCGTTCGAACGGTTCGCCTACGATGTGCGGACACTGATCGCTCCGACACACCTCAAGGCATGGCAGCAGACGGAATATGCCACGGCGGTCAATCGGGCACGCCAGGCGGTGCAGTGGCGGCGTTTCGAGGCGAACCGGGAGGATCTGCCTTGCCTCAAATGGATCGAAAGTACAAGCATTCATCCGGGCGAGGACCACCGTGTGTTCTGGAACACCGTCCGGCTCATCGACGATCCGTTCTGGTCGAAGCACCGTCCGGGTGACCGATGGAACTGCAAGTGCGACCTGGAGGCTACAGACGAAGAGCCGACCGCGAACCCGCCCGAAGGTGGCGAAGCCGACCGTCCCAGCCCCGGACTCGACAATAACCCCGCCAAAGATGCCAGGCTCTTCAGCGATTCGCACCCCTATATCAAAAATGGATACGAGGGAGCAAGAGAGGCGGTGGAGAGGCTCATAACCGAACAGACGATTTTCGGAAACGGCTACGTATTCAAAGAGGATATCAAACGCCAACGAGCGGAAATACGCGAGTGGGCCAAGGAAAACCTGATCGGGAAACAGATGTCCGTTCCGGGCTTGGATATGCCCATCTCGTTCACCTCGACCGGGATCAAGGAGGCATTGAACCAGCCTCATAAGTATTTACTGGAAAAGAATGAGGCAGTAAGGTATATCAAATCGTTACTGGAAAAGGGGAACTATGTCCGTTTTGATCCGGATGTCAAGGATAACCAAATGGTAAAAGGATATCATTATTATAAGATAGAGATCAACAATGAACCTTCTTACGTAGTAATACGGGAATTAAAAACTGGAGAATTAATGTTTTATTCCATTGTCGAAAAGATAAAAAAGAAAGAGTGACCGAAAGCCTTTAGCGAAGGATATGCAATCCAACCCAGTACAATCGATCACTCTTCTTTTTGCAAAGGTAACAATATAATTTACAAGTCATCATTCATCAATCAAAATTCTCATGGATTTAAACCAACTAGTTCGCAAACTGGAACAAAAGAAGTCCGCCCTTGTTGCTTTCCGCGACAGCCGATGGCCGAAGCGGGTGGGCGAAATGGCGATCAGTCATTTCAAGCGCAACTTCCGTGAGGGAGGCTGGTGCGATAACGGTTCGGTCCAGAAATGGAAACAGACACGCCGACAGGAACAGGGTGGCAAGGCTGCCTACTACAACCGTACCCCCTTGCTGAGCGGCAGCAACAACCTCTATGGCGGATTCACCTACAAGGCCGGTGCCGGTAAGGTCATCGTCTCGAACGAGGTGAAATACGCCCCCATCCACAACAACGGAGGAGTGGTCACCCACCGGATCACCCCACGCATGAGACGCTATGCCTGGCACCGTTTCTTCGAAGCCGCCGGAATCAAAAAAGGCGATTCGCCCAAAGTGCGCAAACGCAAAGAGTCTGCCATGAACCCGGCAGATTGGATGTGGAAAAGGCTCGCCCTGACCCCCAAACAGACTTCACGGGTACATATCCCGCAACGCAAGTTCATGGGGCACAGCAAAGAGTTGCAACAAAAGATAAACGAATACACTGAAAAGGAACTTAAAAAATTGATAGGAGACTTTTAGAATGGAAGAATTATTCAATTTGATACAAACTGCCGTAGCTGACGGCATGCTTGAACTGACTTTAGTGGATGAAGATTACGGGCAACTGCAGACCGACGAAGATACCTACCCGGTCACGTTCCCCTGTGTGCTGATCAGCGTGGACAAGGTGGATTGGGAGACAGTCACCGACGATTACCAGCGTGGAACGGCCCAGATCATCGTGAAGCTCTGCATCGACTGCTTTGATGACACCCATTACACGAGTGGAACGGCCGGTAAGGTGGCGGAACGTATCGCAATGTTCAAGCGGTTGCATGAGATTGTACGGCATGTGGAATCGGAAAAGGCGACGGAATTGGAACGCACCGGGTCGCGCTGGTATTCATTGCCGGGAGCCATCAAAGTGTATGAGAGTACCTACGAATGTATCATGGATGAAGAACCGGCCTGATACTGGCTATCCACCGGGGAAGAGCGTGAGTTGACGGGCGTTGATCCGCGGCTTGCGAACTTTCGGAACCGGTTTCACTTCGATATCGGTCAGTTTGTCGCAGTTTTGACGGATGATGGCCATGATGCGGGCTTCCGAGATGAAGAACTCCTGTTCGGAGAGGATCTTCAGGGCATCGTCAAACCGCCGGCGCTCGATCTCCGTCCAGTAGTAATATCGGCGTATCAGCGTTTCATCGCGCAGCGATATCAATCTTTTGTTTCTTCCCTTAGACATGATGGCACAAACTCTTTATCGCAAAATTACATATTTCCAATTGAATAACCTTCTTTCCCAGTCAAAAACATATCCGCCCCCCTGTTCCCCTCGCCCTTTCTATATTTACTCCCAAAATGATTATTTTTGATTTTTCCTGTTCTTCCTTCTGTGTCTTTGATACATTGAAGAACATTGGGGATTTGTCCTATAATCTTTCATACTCATGAGCTATATTCAATTTTTTCGTGAAATGAGCCTAATCCGTCTCATGGATGTGCTTTTCAACCATTCTTTCACTCATGGCTATGTTTCGATTTCCTCCACATCCATTGAAACAATACCCAATCAGATGCTCACCGACATATACATATTCACTTTCCCTGTTAGGATAGGTACATTTATATAGTCGTCCTATCAGCAACTTTTTAACTTTCATCTATTTAATTATTCTCTTTCGTTTGACATTTTACGTCCCTTACGGGTAGCATAATAAACAGTAGACTTTCCTTCTTTACACATGCAATTAATCCATCCTTTTCGTATTCCTTCTTGGATATATAGATTAATTCCGTAGTAAGACGTTGTTTTCAACCAGTCCAATTTATTTATTTGATCAAATGTCATCTTTCCTCCCCATGTGAGGGATTTAGTTAACATTTCTGCACCTTCAGTCAATATATTTGCCATACCTCAGTTCTTTTTAATTCTACACTTTTTCATTATTCCCCCACCTATGGAATGGCATCTACTAATTGCTATTATCTTTCTCATAACCTATTTTAATTTTTCTTTTACACCTAATAAATAACCCGCACTGAAAACAAAGCCAATGCACACATATCACGAGCGAGTCTGCATCTTTAATCCTTTCTCGCTCCATGTACCACATTATTGCCGGAAGCAGAAAAAATATATCACTAATTTTACTGTGGCCAACAAAGCGTTTATCGTTGAAGTATAAATCACTCATAATTTTTTAGTTATTCGTCAAATAATCTATTATTAATAAGATCTCGTACGCTATTCGTGGGTCTATGGCATTTCCGAGGGCATGAGTTCTGTCCATCCAGTTGGGAATCCCATAAACCACTCCATCCAACTCGGAGTAATATCGGACGGATTGAAACCAGCTCTCGAAATGTGCGCAGCCAGGTAGTTGCTTTTTCGTTTGTCTGAATGCTTTAAAATGCTCTCCCGACGTAACTTTATTCTTTTCGCTCCCGAAGCCGTCAAGGCAGGCAACAATCCAAACTCGCTTCCTTTCTTGAAAAGAGTCCTTACCCGCAGCTGGAATAACAAACGGTTGTACTTTGTAACCTTCACGTTCCAGATCAGTGCACACTTGCTCGAAGACCAATCCGTTTGCGTTACTAATAAGTCCGAGAACGTTTTCAGCAATGACCCAGTTCGGTCTACATTCTTGTATAACTCGATACATTTGCGGCCATAGAAAGCGGGGATCTTCTTTGCCTTGCTGCAACCCAGCATTGCTGAATGGCTGACAAGGGAATCCTCCGGCCACAACGTCAACATAACCGGCAAATTTTGTTGCGTCAATTTCATTGATGTTTCCATATTTTGGGATATTTGGATATCGTTTATTAAGAACCTGAATACAGTAATCATCTATTTCCGACTGGAACAAAATATTCCAATCGAGCGTTTCTGCTGCCAAATCAAAACCTCCGATACCCGTAAATAGACTAATCATATTTATCTGATGGCTCATATTTTTTTAATATTATTTTAAATCATCAATTTCATAACTCCAACTCATCGCATCTTTTTCTATGATGTTATCAGCAAGCCATCCAGCCGCAATGGAATCTTCAGGAACTTCCCACGCTCCGCTATCGTAGTTTTCTATTAGATCATCATATACTTCTTCTGGAACTTCTATATCCTCTAAGCCTACTGTGTAAGTAACCGTTACGGTCAAATTCTTTATAGTTTTCATGACTCAATTATATTTAGTTTGTTTTTTGGGCACTCCAAACATTATAATCAGATTCAGGCAATTCAATAATATTCAAAATTACAATCTCAGCATTTTCACATTCAAGTGTAGATGCTATCTGCTCTATTGCTATCTGTCTGTTCAGGTAGCATCCATCCGTCACAAAAGTGGTTTGCCCAGAACCATGTACTTTGCCATTGCCAAAATTGTATGACACTATGAAATATCTTTTTCCGCTCATATTTTTTTTTAGTTGTGTTAGTTCTTATTGTCTTTTACTACAATAGCCATGTAACCATCATTTCGACAGAGACGACAAGAAGTCCAAGCCAAAAATTGATTTTAAAAGCCACTGCAGCCAGGACGGCAAGAAACAATATGTAACCGACCAGACCTATTAAGCCAAAAATTTTTTTATTCATACCTATACTTTATTCAGATTCTCCTTCCATTTCCTTTCCTCATTCGTTATATATTCATAAATCTCCGGCCAGGTAGGCAGACCGCCCACCTGCTTGTCATCGATGTAGCAATGGGCATAAATCTTGCGGGGGTCATCGCCATAGCGAGCGAGGTTCTGCGGTTCATGGGCATTGATGCGGTCAAAGGGAATACCTTGCTCCAAGAGCCAGTTCAGAGCATCCTCCAGCCGCTCACCCCGACGACAGGTCCATAATATAATGTAATGGCCATCGTCCTTCAATTTGTTCATCATCTCTACCGCGTATGGTTTGGGATTCCCGATTTCAGGATAGGGCCCCATTGAGAGGGTTCCGTCAAAATCAACTGCAATAATCATACCCCGCCCTCCATTTTATTGGCTGCCTTGATTTCATACTTGTCGTAATAGACCCGTTCACGATCGGTAAAGCAGCGGTCTGAGATCAGATCAAGGAGCTTCATGAAGTTCAGCTCATTGCCAACGCGCAGGTCGGCTCCCTCGAAGAATACCCTCACGAACTCACGATAAGCCTTGATAGCACGGATCAGTTCTCCCTTGCGGTGTTCCCATTCGGGGACGGGCTTGAAGCCTCGGTCGCTGAAGTAGGCAAAAAACATCTCGATATGATAGATCGCCAGGTCGGCCTCGTTGAGCGACAAGTGCAGGATCTTACCGAAAAAAGCCCGTTCGGCTCGATCCATATTGCGGTTGTCGTCGTGGAACTGTTGGTCGATCCGGGAGTCTTCAAGCTCCTTTTTCAAACGTGCTATGCGCTGCATGGCCTGCTGATGGCGGGCGTAGTTCCGGTTTCGGAGACAGGAGGCGGCATCATTCATCGTCTCACGCAGCTCCTGCTCGATCAGAAAGACCGGGCGGCATTTGTGCCGATTGGCGGCACAGGATTGTTTCTTCTTTTTCATCTTAAAATAATTTAGGTTCTTTTGATTCGTTGATATATTCCAAAAGGAGGTAGTCCAACTGTTGTGCCTCCCAGTTGATGCCGGGGCGGTTCCGATAGAGGTTACGGATCAACCGTCGGCATTCTTCGGGCATGAGACCCGAGTCGAGCTTCGCTATCGGGAGGTTGATACGGTCGAGTGTGATGGTCGAGGCTTGCAAGATTTTCGCATTACCTTTCCATATACCCTTCAAATAGATTTGCTTCACTGCCCCGATGGCATTCCTGACCGGATGATGCAGACGGATCGTCGTGAAACAGCGGCAGTTCAACTTGCCATTGAAGTTCTCTTCAAATTCCAATCGTTCGTCCATGACTTTGTAATATTTTCCTGTTTGTTGTTTGCATTTAAAACAATAGACCATCCACTTGCTCGAAGTCCTCACCACCCGGCAGACGGTGTACCTGAAACCACAGGGACAGACGTAGATCCAGCAGCCGGGGGTGAGGGTGGCGGTCTTTACTTTTTTCAGAGTCGGTTGAACGACGGTTCCAGCTTCTTCCATACGCCCATCTTGTCTTTCTCGAAGAAATAGAAGTTGGTGGCCGTTCCTTCGACTAAGTGCGATTCCTTGAAAAGCTTCATGATGGCGGTGTATTCCGCGTCGCCGAACTGTTCCTCCAGCTCGTAGAGCTTCGAGATGGACTTGTAGTCGAGATCGCCGTACTTGTTACGCTCTAAGAGCGTCATGGCGAGTTGGTACATCGGGTTCTCCTGCCCGTCCTCCTTGCCTTCGATCCACTGTTGCAGGAACTCGATCAGGCGCGAGGCGGCGGCATCGGCACGTTCGTCGAAGCGTTTCACCTTGTTTGATTTCACTTCAATGCGGAAGCAACCCTCCTGGATGGAGAACGACATCTGCCCCTCGCGGCGCAACTGGCCGTACTCGGCAAGCACCTGGCGGAACGCCTCGATCTCGTCCACGCAAAAGGCGTGCAACCCCTTCACTTCGTCGCACACGGCACGAACCTTCTGTTCCACCTTCTGTACCAGTTCGGCGCGGATGCCCTCGTAGGCGGCGCGTTTGTCCAATGCTTGTTGGCGTTCTTCCGCTCTCTTCTTTTCCAACAAGGCTTCCAGTTCCTTGCTGGAGAGTTTACTTAAGTCTTCCATTTTTCTTTGTTTTTGAATGTTGATTTATAATTGTCAATTGTCCATTGTTAATTGTCAATTGATTCTTGTATTTCACATATTCCCGGCGGAGGTAGGCGATCGACTGTTCCAGTTTGTCGATCTCCTCGTCCCACTCCTGGAGTAAACGGCGTTGCGCCTCCATGTCGCGGGTCGGCCGGGTGAGCAGCATATCGACCAGGAAGTCGCGTTCGCCTTTCAGGTAGTCTAGACGGCGGCGCAGGCGTTTGCCCTGTTCCTCGATTTCGTCGAGTTTGTCTTGTAATGGTATATAGTGTGCCATAATTGTCCATTGTCAATTCCCCAAGATGGGAAAATCCAATTCCGGGTTGCCGGTAATATCCACGCTGTTGCGCTTGCAATAGAGGTTGTAGATCGCCGTAAGGCGGCTCTCCGGGATCGCGTTGAAGTTGCCGCAGTTGGCGGCGCGGCAGGCGATGCCGATCACGTAGCGCACTTTCGCCTCGCGGCTCTCGAACGAGTAGCCCAACTTGTCCACCCACTTACTGATGGCGGCAATCACCCGCCGGCGGGCGTTGTTCTCCTGGCTATCATAGCGAGTCTTCTTCTGCTGGGGCGTACCCTTCATCGCCTCGATCATGAGGCTGTATTCGCGGGGGTACTTCGCGTACATCTCGCTGAGCGAGGTGGTACGGCCTCTGCTGTGCTCATGCACAATACCCTCCTTGATCACGTCTTTATAGTGCGGGTCGTAGCCCGGCACCTCCTTCAAGAGCGTCCAGAAGAGGGCATGCGAGGGGGCGCGGCGGCTGGTTTGTTTCTTTGTTGTTGCCATATTCTAATTATTAATTGTCAATTGTCTTGTTCCCGGAGGCGGAATCGAACCGCCCCGCGATAACCGTTCGGGATGTCAGTCTGAGATCTCTTCGACTGTCAGGATCTCCTTCAATTTCTCTCTCATTTGGGAAGAGAGCGTCAGGTTGATTTTTTTAGCGACGACCTTTCCTCCGTCGATTGCCAATCCGGTCTTGAAGGTGCCAAAACCCTCCAATACGACCGGCTCGCCGTTTTCAAAATGATTGTAGGCCATTTCTACAAATGCGCTCAGCACGCTCATGGTACGGATGGCCGGTATGCCGATGACCTTTTCTATCTCCGTTGCAATTTCTTTGGTTGAAACCTGCTTACCCTGTATGGGGCGTGCCTCTATTCCTTTGGAAGGCATTTGGATTCTTTTGTACTTAATCATATCATTTATCTGTTTTGAAGGTAAAACATCGATTCGAAAAACTCCTTGGTGAGCGGCTCGCCCCGGCGGTCGGCCTCGCGGATGGCGGGTTCGAGGTAGTCGGCCAGCTCGCCGTAGTTGTCGGCGTTCATCCGGAGCAGCTTCATGAGATCCTTGCCGTAACCCCGTCCCTCGAAGAAACGGGCAAAGGTGCGGTCGATCGGGCGGACGTGGCGGATCCCCGCCTTGAAGCGGCGGATAAACTGGGGCATGCCCTCCTTGCGCTTCGTCTTCTCCAATTTGTTCAGGATGTCGTCCGTCCCGATCATGACGATGGCGCAGATGCCCTTCAGGTAGTCATAGATCGTCTTGATGGAGAGGAGACCACGCACGGAGAGGTATTCCGCCTCGTCGAACACGAGGATCGGCAGGTTGCCGTTGTCGGCGATACGTGACAGCTCCACGCTGATGCGGTCGATCCGGTAGGAGACAGAGCCGTCGAACGACACCTTCAGCACCTTCTGTATCTTGCGCACCAGGTCGCTGATCGAGTCATTTTGGTTGCAGGTGACGACGTAGGTTCCTTGCGGATAGGCCTGCCGGAAACGCTCGACCGTGTAGCTCTTGCCGCACCCCGTTTCGCCCACGATGATGCGGGTGGTGGCGGTCTCTTTCGCCTCGGTCAGTTCCTTGACGATGTCGATAAACTGCTCGGTCTCGACTAATGGCCAATACTCCTTAGCCACCTTGTGCCCGATACGCCCGGCGAGGGCAAGGAACCATTTGTCGTCGATATCCGACTCCTTGCCGGTCCGACTGTTGATGAAGGTGAACACGCCTTTCATCATGCTGCTCAGGTAACTGACGTTTACGCCTGTCAGCTTCGACAGCTCGTTCTGGCTGATGCCTTTCTCTTCCATGTAGGCTTGCGCAGCCTGTATGATGGATTGTTTTTCTTCTACTTTCATAAGTCTCTGAATTTATCTAAGTCTATTCTTGATTTCGCATATTCTTCGTAGGCCATCTCTTTCTGTTTTTTCTCCGTTTGAGCGGCTTTTTGACGTTGTTTGAGCAGAGATTTGTCGAGTGTTTTTTCAGCCAACGCCCTTTCCTTTTGTTCGTTGGTGATTTCCTTGGCACGGTTACCACCCAAAAGGCGAGCTGTCACCTCGTAGGGTAGTTGCTCGTCGATCCAGCCGGCCACCTCTTTCACCTCGTTTTCGTACTGCGTGACGGCTTCCACCTGTGCGGCCTGTCGCCATACATGGTGGCCGAGGTTGCGGACGCTTTGGCCGGTCTCCTCCGCATGGCTGATACTTGCCTTGCGTGCGGCGAAGCAGGTGAACATGAAGCGGTCGTCCATCGTGTAGAGGTCGCATTCCTCCTCGTCCCAGTACATACGGGCTTTCACCTTGGCGGCATACCCTAAATAGTCCCGGATTACCTCGCCGATAGATTCCACTTCGGGAATCTCGAACATGTATTTCCGGTCGCCCTTCGTGATGACGATGTTGCCGCGTTGACGGGTGATCTCCTGCTCCGTGTAGTTGCCGGCGATGTGCCTCCAGACGCGCAGGTCGATCTCCTTGGCTTCCGGATGGATGCTTTCTGCATACAGTTCCGAACGGCTCTCGCCGCAGCGCATGACGCGGTTGTTCCAGTCCTCGATCTTCTGCCCGACCTGTTCGATCACTTCCCGGTAGGACGGGAAGGTCTCGGCATTGAGGTATTCGTCGTTGGCGGTATTCTCGATGTCCTTGCTGTCCCAACTGGAGCCGAGCCAGTTGAACTCGCTCCGGATGGTCTTTTTGAACAGGCGGAACTGCGTTTCGGCATAGTTCGCCTGCGAGTTGTGGGGTTCGATCGTGCGTGTCTTCCGGCAGACCTGTGCCAAAAACTCCTTGCTTTTCTCACCCGTGAACGCCCCGTGGTTATCGCTGATGAACTCCATGATCTCACGTTTACCGCAATCGCGCAGTCCCATCAGGACCGCCTCGCGTACCATTTCGGGGGTTTCCTTGTGTTGCCCGACCGATGCAGGAGCCCAACCGACGATTTTGCCGGTCGCCACGTCCGATACCATGATGATATAGAGGCGCATTGAGCGCAATTTGCCTTCTTTATCCAAATAGGAATAGGCAAGTGTCCCGGAACCGTCGGCACACCAAAGCGAGTTGCCATAACGAAGCTTCTCCGAAGGGATATAGGAGAGAAAGGTAGAAGCGAACGCCTTATAGCCGTGCCGCTCGCGGTAGGTCATCTGCTTGGTGTTATACATATTCGTATAGTGGCAGAAGGTGGAATAACTAAGCGGTTTTTCGCCTAAATAGTCGATGTCGCGCTCATATTTTTCCCAAAGGGCGATCTTGCTCTCCTTGGCCGAGCCGCCGAAGTTCATCCATAGTTTCAGGATCAACGCCTCATGCAGGTCGAACCGCTTGATTTCACCGGTTTCTTCATCCACCAGCTTGCACTTGCCGATCTTGCGGGCGTTGTCGTTGCCGTAGCGTCCGGAGACGAAAAAGTCATACTGTTCCGACTCGTCCGCCGGGAAGTAATGGAGCTTCTTCCGGAGGCTCTCGCCGGTAGTCACCGTGAAGCCCTCTAACCGCTTCTTATGCAAAATCAGGGCGCAAGCCTTGTAGAACTCCTCTTTCGTGCGGCAGCCGAACGCCTTGTAGCCTCCATCCGCCGCCAACCGCTTGATGCAACGCGCCCAGGCGATGGCTTCTGCCAGTTCTCCGGCCTTGTCCTTATTATATTTGCAGGTACCGTTTACCTCGTAGTAACGGAAACGGAGAAGGTCGGTGTTACTGATCCGCTCCTTGACATACTCCTCGATACCCCTTTGCGAGCATTGCTCGGCAAGCCGCGCCTCCCGCTGGCGCAATTCGTCAGCCTCCATCATCAGCATATCCTTTTCGCCCAGCCTGGACCGATAGCGAGTATCCTTCCGGTCGGGGATATAGTCGTAATCGTAATAGAAACGGCCGTCAATCCGGGCGTAACGCCACGATTTGCCGGTCACCGGCAGGATGTCTTTCATGCGGTGGCAGGGGGAGACGGAAGATTTATATTTAGAACGAGCACAAACCCGTAAATACTCATCCATGTTATCCCCCAGCGCATCGCAGATCAACCGCTCTGAGACCCACACCGTCGGCGTGTTCTGGAACGTCCTCACTATTATGTCACCTTGTCCGATACTCATTTGTTTATAATTTTTTATTTGTTCCCGGAAGCGGATTCGAACCGCTGACCATATCTTCTAGATTACCAGTTCCGATTGTTCTACCTGACTGAACTATCCGGGATACCACCCTCGTTCCGCGGGCCGCGTACCGATAGAGACACACGCCGTGTGTCTCTATCTAAATCAATCTTAATTGAAACCTAAACCCTGATTGTTATCCTTGTCGCTGCCACCTAACAGCCACAACATTACCTTATCCATCCATACCTCGAAACGATCCGCTTCCTCGCCGCACGCTTTCTCGTTTCCGATCAGTAGCAGGCTGAACACGAACCATACCGTACAGAGCAACGCCCCTGTCAGTTCTCTGTCATTCTCAATTGTCCCTATCCCTGCAAAGAGAAAGATCCAACTGATGGCCCATCCGTAAAGAATCACTTTCGTTTTCATGATCAACCTTCTGCTAATTGCGCTTTCGCTAACACTTTCGTCTCATACACCAGCCCCGGATCCATCTTTTCCATCCAGCCGAACCGTTTTGCCAATAGGCGGTCCAACACCGCCCAGTCTTCCAGGCTCACGCAGTCGTTATAATTGTACCACTGGCTCTCGCCCGTCTCCGGATCCAACCCGACGATGCCCCAGAACTCCTTGCAGGCAGCCCCTATGCACACCTTACACTCGCCCTTGGCGATCACAACCCGGAACACCGGCCGTTCATCCACCTTCCGCCCGGTATAGACCAACATCAGGAAGTTCACCTCATACTCGGAATCCATGTTGAACGGTGCCTCGCACAAGGCCTTGTAGTCAATTCTCTTTCTTGTTTCCATATTCATTCTTTAATTATTAATTCAATTGCTCCGCCCCCGGTCTCGCTCCGGTACTTGCAAGTCGCCAGCTTTCTTAGGCGGAATAGTCTCGGTCTCAGTTAAATTGCCTACCTTTGTAGGTGAACTCAAAAAACTAATCAGTATGAATGATTTGATTAAATTTCAAGAAGCCTTGAACAATAAAGTTAAAGGCTTAAAGTGTCCTGTTTGTGGATGTAGCGATGGTAATTTCCGTACCAAGAACACACAAAACCCTCAAGTATTCGGACTTGTTTGCCCTCAATGTGGCCATGTTATTCTGTTTGACATAGATGTTCTGTTGGACAAATAGTTGGTTTTGTACATCCGTCAGCTATTTCATGTCTTAACTGTTGTAGCTGGCGGATTAGAAGATCCATTTCCTCTTCTTTGGTTATATCTCTTGCCTCGATATGAAATACTGCATCTGTTGCTATACAATTTTGTACTATTCCATATTTTATCTCGCAACAGATTTTTCGATACGATTTGGTTATTAATATATCCATGTTTTTCCTCCTTCCTCTTAAATCGTTATTACCCGTTCCTCTTTCTTCACCGACCCACCTAACTTGATCGCCATCGCCCGGATCTTCCTTGCCAGCTCCGTATCAATCCGGCAATTCAATGCCTGACTGATCGTTTTGTCACTACACCGAAGGATTTCCTTTACCTTCTTTCTGATCGCTGTGTCCGCTAAAACTTTTGCCATATTCAATATTTAATGATTAATTATTATCTTTACAGCGTCGGTAATGTTCATTACGACGATGCAATATTAGTACACATTTTGAAAACTGCAAAATGTTTTCAGTTAAAATATTTTCAAAATGAAAACTTTTTATTCTAAGCAGGATGTTTTGAATAGGCTAAAAGAGGCTTATAATATTCAAAAAGACACAGATTTAGCAGGACTCTTGGGCATATCCAAGTCTACTTTATCTAATTGGGTGAGTCGAGACAGTCTTGACTACGACAAAGTGTTTTCAAAATGTGAACATATTAATATAGATTGGCTACTCACCGGTCGTGGTTCCATGCTGAAAAGCGAGGGAGTGCCGCTGATGGGTGACAAGGAAGGGGGGAAAGAGGAGGTTTTGCCGGAAATAAACTACGAATACAAGGGCGCACCTTATTATAATGTAGATTTTATCGGAGGCTTTGATTTGGTATTGAACGACCAAACCCGTAACCCGGATTATTATATCAATTTCGCACCTTACAACAAGGAGGGGGTCATCTGGTGTAACATCACTGGCCACTCCATGGAACCGGAACTAAACAACGGAGACTTCATCGTCATGAAGGAGATGCACTCGCCGATTCAGTATCTTCCGGCAGGAGAGATTTACGGCATCATCACGGAAGACTACCGCACGGTTAAGCGTATCCGCATGGCCGACCAAAAAGGCTTTGTCCGCCTGATCCCTACCAACAAAAGCCCCGAATATGCCGAACAGGAGATTCCTGTTGAGATGATCCGCAAGGTGTATGCAGTGCTGGGGAGTATGCACAGGTTGTTTTAATGATTGAATATCAATAATCAGCGCAAATTGTAAAATAGAAATATATGGAACTGAGAGACTTTATAAGTGAAACACTTATACAGATAGTACAAGGAATTAATGATGCGCAAGAGGCTTTAAAAGATACAGACTGCGCAATCAATCCAAGAGATATCGTCTTTGAAAATCGGAGCTATGTAAACTTGAAAAATAAACTACACATTGTACATGATATTGATTTCAATATAGCATTAACAAATACATCTAATTCAGAAGACAAAACAGGAATAGGGGTTATGTTGGGTTCTTTCGGAATTGGCAACAACAAGACATCTTCAGGCGGGAACACCTCAAATACAAACATATCTTTTAGTGTTCCTGTTGTTTTTCCGTCTGTAGATAATGAGAATAAGCCATTACCTCCAATTGTTATTTCACGAGGTAGGACACACCATTATTGATATAATAGATTATATGCTCCGCAAGATTCATTGTGCAATCACTTGGTTTGTAATTAGGATTTGAAAGCAGCCTTAGGACGATTTTCTTTCTAAGGCGCTTTTCTTTCCAAGCTTTTATTTTTGATAATACAGGTACATTCATCGTATGCAGACTCCTTTCTCTTCATATTCCTTTACTGTCGTTTCCAGCTCCTCTATACGTTTTCGTAAACGTTTTATTTCCTTTAAAATAGGACGAACAAAACCGGTTTTGTCTTCATAGTGAGGAGTAGCACCTGACGACATGCCCATCAATTTCAAGTATATGGCACAAAGAGCATGCCTATACAGGGCCGCATCCCGATGATCGTCAATAAGCGTCCGGATGATACCTTTCCGATCCACCTCGAAGTTAACAAAAACAACGTCGTCATCTTTGTGAACTTTTTCTTCCCGTTTCCCTATAGTTTTTCTGATCAATCTTTTCCACATACTACCATTATTGCTCAT